CTTTAATTTCATGGTCGTAACCCTGAGAGCGAAGTTCAGCCATGGTTTTCATTTTTTCAATTTCATGTTTCTTATCGGCTTTATCTTTAAATGAATCCGTGATTGCTGGAATTGCAGATGATGCAAATCCGATAAGTGAACCTATTATTGATAACATGTTTTATATATATCCTTTATATCTGCATTTTATTCAAAGGCGAGGTTTTGGTGAGCACCAACAATTGATTCAATTGACTTACCGCTAGTTGTTTGATCGTAATAAATTTGTACACTTCTAATATTCCATTCTAAAGCAGCCCTGCTGGTCCCACTAGTATAGTCACCAGCATCGCCACCATTTAATGCAATAATTCCCGGTTGTGCCATGGCCTGCGCACCAAAACCGGCTCCGCCGGAAATTGCTGCCGAATATTCTGTACCTAGTGTTGAACCTCCGGATGTATTGGCTGGCCAAAAACGCAATCCTGAAGCAGAAGGAGTAGCACTTGGACTCAATATTGAATTACCACCTCCAGCTGCCATGATTAACCATGTTGCTGCCGGCAAAGCAGGCATATCAAAGAATGATCCAGTGCTCTTAACAATACCACCATTACCATTATAACCTGAAAGCATTATACCATGATTTGCAGTATTATCCTGAATACCTATACCAAGTGTTGTGCCAGCAAATGATGGCAAATAGAAACTCATTACTATCAAATCTGTTTGTGCATTAAATCCACCTGTATTAGTTAAATCCCATAACATAGTATTATTAATGCCACCGCCGGCAGCTCCTTGTGATAAGCCACCAATGTGTCCTTGAACACCACCAACTGTAGCTAAAGTAACCGAAGAACCTTGATAATCGTTGCCCGAAACATTGACTCCATCTTTAGAAGCTGTATAACCTGAATTAGCAATATAGAAATAATCCCCGTCGAAAAATGATAATTCTACGGTTGATGATGAAGTTATGACATGAGAACCATCATCTGCTTTTACTCTTAATGTAAAAGTACCGGCATCTGCAACAGTTGATGATGGCTTTAAAGTAATACGAGGATCTGTTGGATGATCGGCACTATCTAAAATACCTGTTCCACCACTACCGCTATCTTCGCCAAATGCACTATCTAATTGTGCAGGAAATGATGGCACTGTTACGTAATTATAGTTAATTGGAAACCCTTCAACATCGGTAGCAGCCTTAAACCTGATAATGCTTGAAGCTCCATTAGCGTCCAGTGTAATACCAGTTGGCAAAGCAGAATCAAAAGTAGGAACCTCATTTGGACCAGAATATATTCTGTCCCAAGCAGTGCCATCCCAATTATGTAGTGACTTTTTATTTGTAGCAAATGCAAGATCACCAGCAGTATTACCAGATGTTGGAAATACACCAGCTGAATCATACGAGGTTGCTCCACTACCACCAGCACCAAGAGAAACGTTAGTAGTATTTTCTGCTTCAGTTTTACCTAAAATCCTAGCAATGTCTCTTCTTCTACTACTCATTAGCCAATTCCTTTTTCCGAATAGTAATCCCTAAATCTTTTTAACAGTAAAGGTTTACCTTTTTTCTTTCTACGATCATGTACAGTCCTTGCTTTAAATCTTGGACCCATTGCGGTATCTGCTGGATTTGGAATATCTGCTGTTGTAGTCATATCCTCATCGACATTTGGCTTGAATCTGTTCATTTATAAATCTCGTTTACGGTAATATGAATTTTTTGATTAGTTTTAGTGTGAATCGCTTCATAGATTGGAATACCAAATACATTACCAACAGCCTTACAATTTTCTTCAATCCTAACTTGATCTTTTGCCCAAACCATTTCGTCAAGATTTTTACTTAGTAGCTTACTTTCTTTTAATTTATAAATTCCAGAACTGATAGACCCGTCATCTAATAAAAACCAAGTGTTACCCTCTAATACAACATCTATAGATGAAACACCAAGCTTTTCTATAATACTCTCAAGCTGTTTATCCTTTAATCCATGATGTTCTTTAACAAGGTATAAAGCAGATGCAAAGCTACCAAGTTTACTGCCACCGCCGGGAATATTTGCCACCAACCTTTTAATGTTCGCACACAATCGAATAAACGGAGTGTAAGCAGATTTTTTATCGTCAGTGTCGATTTTGACATTACGATCTCTATTGCCGTCTTTATCGATGATGCCAACTTTGTGTGCATCCCAGTCCTTCCAGTCTAGTACTAACATTCTTACAAAACGAAAAGCATATGTTAAGTCTGCGGCTCTCTTAAGTAATCCCATTTAAACGTTCCTCAAAAACTCTACTACAGTTTCATCCATAGTTATTCCAGTGTATTGATCATTTCTTATATAACTAAGATATAATAATATAGGTTTGATTACTGGCCAATGTTTGTCATCTAACCTTAATTCTAATATTGCAAGCGCGGCTTCAATACCAAAAACATTAAATATTATTATAATATGATTCAATAGAAGTCTATGAGGAAACTCATCGGTTTCTAAGTATCGGTTTATCAATCGTTTCACATATTTAAATCTTTTCAAATCTTCAAAGAATTCTTCTTCATCAGAGAATAGAGGACTATAATAATGTTTTGCCGCATAAATGAGCAGTGTGCTATCAGTTAATTTTTCCATCATAAAAGTATATAGAGTTACTCTGAAAGCAGTGATTTCATTTGATTAATTAAACTCGATTTACTTTCTCTGCGGTCAAGCTCAACACCTTTTGTTCTACCAAGAGCTTCTAACTCAATTTTGTTCATCTCTTCAAGCGACTTGTTGTTTGCAGGAGCTTCATTCAATTGCTGTATTACTTCTTTCACTTTAACCTCTTCTACGATAGGGACAATACCATTATGTGCATCAGCTTCGCCCTGAGACATTCTTTGCGATTTAAGCAATTCACCAGTTTTTGGATGAGTCCATCCTCTAGTAGTTGCAACAGCGTTATCTAAGTATCCCATTATTTTACTTCCTTCATTGATGCGTAAGCATTAAGAATAGCTTCGTTTTTCATTGTGCCAGGGTTTTTTACTGGTGTACCACCAGGGACAACCTTTTTATCACCTTGTTTATTATCATTGGTACGAGACTTTGTGGCTGGAACATTCTTTGTCATGTTCTTAAAGTTTTTAACATCAATTTCAGGCTCATTTAAATGAGCATCAGGTCCTTTTGCAATTTCGTCATCAGCACCCTTCATCATATCCTTAGCGCCTTGACCTTTAATTTTGTCAGACATTTTTTCAGCTTCGGCTGCGTTTGGAGAATGGTCAGCTTTTCTGTCTTTCTTTTCAGAAAGAACTGATTTAAGTACAGAACGAATGCGTGATTCTTTCACGCCTTCTTTTTCCATTTTTGGATTCATATCAACATCACCTTCTTTGCCGCCGCCTTTGGCTTCGCTCTTTTTCGATTTTTTCATTTCTTTTTTAGGCATAAGAACAGGCTTTGCACCAGAAGCTTTATCTTGTGCTTTAATTTCCTTATCTTTGTAATAGCCTTCAAAAAGTTTAGATATATCTCCACCAGAAACATAGTCTGGTAACATTTTCTCTAAATCACCTTTAGTTACTTTTCTCATTTTTGCAACTTTAGATGCAAAACTTTTCATAGTTTTACTTCCCATCATTTTCTTTGCAATGTCTTTACCGTTTGCTTCAACCATAGTTTCTTCGCTCTTCATAGCTTTGTTAATTGCCTTACGTCTTTTGTGCAGATACTTATCAGAAGAATCGACATCACCATCGTTGTCAATGTCCTGATCTTTACGATCTTTATGCTTGCCTTTAAGTGCATCCTTGCTTACAGGATCCATTGATTTTTCTTGGACCATATCTTGGGTAGCCCGACCCCTAAAAGGATTAAAATCCATTGTATTCTCCTAAGTTAAAAATTGAGCTACATATGCTCCGATAGCCGCAATAAGGGCAGCATATACAAGTTTATTTATAAGACAAACTGTTCTATGATTGTCATCTACCTTTTTTTCTATATCATCTAGTTTAATGGATAAACGATTCAATCTTTCGTACATTTTATTATGATCATCATTCAATGCATTAATCTTTTCTTCTGCCCGCGCCATAGCTACCATAGCATCGGCTAGCTTGTCTAGTTTTTCTTCGATTCTTGTTAGCCTTGGCTCATTATCTACCATTTGCTTTATCCATTGCCTATAATCTCCACTTTTCTATTAATTCTATTATCTTTATCTAATACAATTTCTAGTTTTTAGCACTTCCATCTTCTACGTGCTTGTCTTAATCTACTATTTGGATCGTTTGCCGCTTTAGGAAAATCTTTCATCTGACCTGCACTTCTGGCACAGTAAGACTTTCTACGTCCTGCGGCTTTTGATCCCGCCTTTACTTTACCTGTAACAGCAGTTTTGAGATTACCACCAGTTTTTCTATTTACAGCATCGACACCAGCTTGTGTCATACCAGCACCTTTTTCAGTAGCACGGAAATGACCCTTTGAATCTTTGCCTGTAAGTTTCTTTTCTGAAAACGACTTAAATCTTTCCGTATTAGACTCTTCTATACCTCGTTGACTTTTCTGCCTTGCAATCCACGTTGAAGCACCTTTTGACGCTGGCTTCGTTTTTGTCCATGTCATCATCTTCTTGTATACTGCTTCAACTCCCCGTTTATAATTAGAGCCGTCACTGTTGTCTACGATGTACATCTTATTACGGAATAAAGATTGGAACTTACCAATATTATTCTGAACTTCTTTCCACATTGACTTTACTTCGTCATCTGGTAAAGATCTGTCTCTTTTATTATTACGGTCAATAGCAGTTTCTAAATCAGTGTTAACGAAAATCATAGCGACTTCGTATCCCAAAGATTTCAACATTTTTATTTGACCCTTAATCTTCTCGTAATTCTTACCAGTACCATCAATGACTAGTCCAAGACGACCATTAAGTGCCATCTGCATTTTCTTTTGTGTGACTATTTTAGCTCTATCACGAGTAGCTTGACCTTTTGGAGAGTAGATATTTTCGGGTGTTGCTTTCATTCCAATCTTTTTAAGTGCCGCTTCAAAAACATCATCTGAATTGATGAGCTTAAGACCAAGAGCAGTCAATGCTGTTTGACCCACAATGAATGATTTACCAGACCCTGGTCCACCAGCTAAGAATACTGCTTTGAAGATACCCGGGTCATTAATACCTTCTTGTACATTTTGACCAGGAGTAATCTTTTTCATCATTTTAACAGACTTATCAGATCCATAATCTACAGTATATTCAACATTCGTATTGGCAGCGAGAGTTGTACCCCGCTTTTTTGCTCTTCTTTTATCTGCTCTAGCCATCGTGTCTTTTGCTGATTGTGCAGATTTACCCACAGCAATTTTGAGATTGGGTAAATCTTTGCTTTGTTGAGTCATTTCCTCAACCTCTTTGCCTAAAGACCTATCACGATATGCCTTTTTAACATCATGCTTAGTCATTCTAGAAACTGACTTAATAAGTGATGGTTGTTTAACTAATTTGCGTAAGTGGCCTTTTACTTGAGCAGGAGAATTTCCATCAATATACATTGCAGGAAGTCCTTCAACTTCTACTTTAAAAGTCATTGCTTCGTAGAATGCTTTAAACTTATACATTAGTCAGCTTTCTCTACCTTCGTATCAAGGTAATCAGCCATGCCATCCAGTTTATCAACTGCAATTGCAACTTTATTAGTCCACCATGAAGGAAGTGAATCTTCTGGCTTAAGTTTAGCAAGTTCAGTTGACATCTTTGTAAGAGCAGACATTGCAACCTTTACATTAGTCATTGCAGATGCTACATCAGTGTGACCGTCTTCTTGAAGATCTTGTATATCACCTTCTTGATGTTTTGTCTCGTATTGACTAATACGTACTTCTTCTATTGCTGTTCTCAATCCCATTATTTCTTGTCCTTCAAGTCTTTTCTATCTGAAGCTCTTGAAAGACTTCTAGCTGAAGCCCTTGCAAGACTTCTAGCACGATTTTTGATTACATTGCCAAACTTATCCTTTGTTGGCTTTGTAGATCTTTTAACAGCATTATCGAATGGTGGGTTAAGATTGTTATCTTCTGTCTTGCCTTGTGCAGAACGAATTGCATCTTGTGTAGGTGCACCAGGTGCACCTTTCTTACGCATAGTTTCGCCTCTAGCTTTTTTAGCTCTGATGTTTGCCCAAAGACCAGGACTCTTTTCATCAACATTAGTTTCTTCTTTGCCCATACTTCTTGCTTTTTTACGAGTACCAACTCTGTCAGTATCACTTCTTGAAAGCATACCATGCGTATCAGTACCTGGGTCTTCTCTACCGTGATATCCCTGAGCTTTACCAGGAGCTAGTTTTTTAATCTTACCGCCGCGCTTTTTAAAGTTAGCCATTGCTCTTGCCATGGCATCATTAGACGTTGCTTCTTTAATTGCAGTAATCATACCAGACATATCACCAATAGCAAATGATACTTCACCATCTCGTTTATACAAGTATCTCTTTACACTAGTAGGACTATCTTTTCTTGCAAGAGTAATTTTTTCTACTCTACCTTTATTTACCATGTTCTTTGTTTTAACAATATACTCAATGAAATCTTTACCAGCTTCTAATGAAGAGTTATGTTTGATTTTAACAGTAGAACCTTTCTTTAGCTTATCAAAGATTTTGACTAGCTTAGGGTCATTACGTTTCATACCACCGGTCATACTCTCTTCTAGCTCGACTTCTTCTTTCGCATCGTTACCACTTACATGTACATGGTGCATACCATTCTTATGTTTTAAAGAATGTGAAATTTTACCCATAGCGTCTTTTACTTGGAATCCAACAACTTTAGGATTCATGACTACGCCAACTTTTGCTTCACGAATTTGCTCTAACGTTTTCATTTTATCCTTTTACCTTTGCTGCCAGATCTTTATCTGCTTTGCCCCATGTTCCAGAGGATTTAGTTACGAATGAATTAACCCTTGCCATAGCCCATTGCTGTGGTGTAGTTCCTGGTCTGTGTCCAGTCTTCCATGCTGCCATACCGCGATTGTAAACTTTACGAAGAATACCAATAGGCATACCAGACTTCTCAGCCTTAGCCGCTAAACCCTTCTTTTCTTCTTCTGAGAGATATTGTGAAAACTTTATCATTTGGTTTCCCTGTTTTTCTTTCTAGTATCATTGGTTCTAGCTCTGTCCATCATTCGGTCATGCTTGACTTGATCTGCTTTTTTTTCTCTATCAATTCTTTTCTTTGCTAAGTCAGCCATTTGGTCTTCACCATACATTTGCTTAAACTTTAGTGTATGCTTGCTTGGCTTTGTTTTTGCTTGAGCGTCACCAGGTGCTGGTTTATAAGCACTCTTTTGGTCATCTGGCTTAGGAGTATTTTTATTGAAATGAGCTTTTCTTTTTGCTGAAGTTGACTTAGATAAGCCTTTGTAATATACATCTTCGAATCTGTCCACTTTTACCTCTTCATATACTTCAGTCTCTTCAAGTGGCTCAATAGCATCAATCCATTTACGATACTGTTGATTACCTGAACCCTCTACGATAACATAGTTTGATCCAAGGCGCTTTACTGTTACAAGTTCGCCTGTCTCTATCATGACAACTTGATCACCTTCTCTGAAAAGCTTACCATCTACATATGATTCGCGTAGGTCAGATACAGGTTCTAGTTGTACATGATTTTTAAATTCTTTTTGTTCTTTAAGACCTAACCCTTTACGAACAGCATTGAAGATTTTCTTAGCATCACTATTACTTACTGCTCTAGGTAATCCTTGACTGAATGCTGTAAAGTCATTTGATCTTGCGGCTTCTCTTTGTTTTGTTGCAGATGCACCTTCAGCACCTTTTGCATCTGGGTCTCTTTGACCAGCAGATATAACTGAAATTTTTCTAAAGTTATAGAAGCCGTGTCTACCCTTCTTACCATTATACTTGTTCAGAAGAATTTCAAACTCTTGAACACGGTCAGAACCAACAACCATTGCAATGTTAGTATAGCCTTCATTGTGAAAGACATTCATAATGTCAAAAACTGTTTTCACTTTTTTATTTAACATGATTTTTCTACCATGTTTAGGAAACATTTTTCTTGCTATTTTAATTTTCTCTGCATACTGAAGTGGATTACTTTCGGTATCTTGAGTTTGTGAGAGATACACACGATAAGGAAACTTACTACCTGCTTCGGACGATAACTTATCAAGTAATTTTTCATGTCCCATAGTAGGAGGGTTCATTCTACCAAAGGTAAAATAAACAGTCTGTTCTTCTTCTACTAGGAATTTACTAAAGGAACTAACCATTAACCTTTTTTCCGATCAACTTCTTTTTTACGCACATCTTTATACATTCTTCTAGCCAGCATAGCAAGTCTTTTCTTTACTTGTGGCTTATCTAGACGCTTTTCAATTTCCGTTCTACGAGCAAACGATAGTTCACTTTTCGGAATACCTTTAGTCAATTTCTTTAGAATTACATTTCTGGCTGCCTTGTTAGCTCTTCTCTTGAGAACCTCAGGCTTTGCCATACGCTTTTTGGCACGGTCACGGCCGAGCTTAATCTTTGATTTAAATCTTCTGAATGACCTAGACTTCGCAAGTCTCTGGCGCATATCTAAAGCTTCATCAGTTTCTACTGAAGCCTCACAAACGCGCCTTTTCCTACGATATGCTCGGTAATTTGTTAGCTCATCTTCACCCGGACGATATTGTGTTACATGCAAGTCATCAAATGAGAGAGGCTTTTTTTGTGATAGATCTTTTCTATCCATTTCTAATATATCTTTAAAACGAAGCAACTCTGCCATCGTTAATCCTTCCGAGGTTGACTATCCCAACCCTTTAAAATATTAGGTGAAAAGTTGGCGTATGAGAATTCCATACGGTCAACAATTTTCACTGCATCACCACCAAGTTTATCTATAGCAACAAAGCCTTCTTGCCCTGTTGTTCGATACCCTCTTGTCGTTTTTAAGAAGGTACCAACACTGCTTAGTCTATTAAGTATATTTATAAGTTTTAACTTTGCTAACACAATCATTTTTTGCAAGTCAAACATGCTTTTAAGTGAAGCTTTATTTGCTGGTGAGAAGAAAGTAAGTATGTCATCCAGCTTCTTCTGTTGAGCACCTTTACCCTTATCTGTCTTTCTTTTGTCTATTTCTTTTTTATATTTTAAACTAATATGGCTGATAAGCTTATTCACATGTGCCCGTGTATCGCCAATAACTTGACCTTTTCTAACATAAGTATTATTGAATGTCTCAATCATTTTTGCGAGGTCTTGATTTGCTTCTAGTTGACGAAGCGTTGTTCCACTAATTCTGTTAAAAATTCTACCAGCTTCACTCAACATAGAGTTTACATCAGCGGTATCTTCTTTGGACATTGTGTATTTTGTCAAATCTCTAAGCATTGCATCTTGAGACCAAACGTTTCTTGATTTTCTAAACTTACTTATATCTACACCATATGAAGCTTTTAGTCCTTCGAATGACGATCCCGAGTAACTCGTATGCCATACGATTCCAATTTTTGCTGCCTGTACTTGCTTGGCCATGTCCGTCCCAGCTGGTACTGCATATACGATTGTATTAGGGTGGAATGTAATATAGTCTTTACCTTTGATTTTAGTCTTCTTAAGATCGGCTTGAGTATAGAGCAAGTCACCTTGTATTACTCCTTTTATACCAAGTTCTGGTAAATATTGTAAAGCAAGTTTAAGTTTGTTAGACAAGTCCCCGCTAGTATCAGCATCAATATCAGCATCATTCTTGTATACTTTGGGAGATTTGTTAAAGATTGATTTTTTCGCCACGAAGAATCTGCCATCATTAGGGTCAATGCCAGCAAATACAGCAGGAGCACCGTCCCACTTAACAGATACGTTACCATCATGTTCGCCTCCTAACATGTCTCGTAAATCTCTTAAAGCAAAAATTGCTTCGCGTGTACCATTAACTCCGCCATAAAGAACTTTATCCTCAATGTGTGTCATATGAGTGTTTTTATTTTCGGTTATAGATTCTTTAAAACTTATCATTTCATCAACTTCTTTATTGTTGCCAATGCTTTTTTTCCATCTGGGTGATTAGGATTTATACTTACTTCATCACCGTTCATAAAGTCAGATATATTTGCCGATTTACCTAATGCTGTAATTGCTTTGTGCAATGGATCTTTAGAATCATATTTTGTCTCAAATCCAGGTTTACCTCTTAGTTCTACCCATTTGCTGTCACCTTTGTTCCACATCTTTAAAGCATCCATATTTTTACCACGAATTAACTTGAGCTTTACTCGTTCTGATATGAAATTTTTAAATGTTGCAAGTGCCATGTTATATTGTCTCCAAACTTTAACTTATCATACTCTATTTATAATAAAAATGAAACAAAAAAAGACGACCTAAGCCGTCTTTTTCTACTGGAAGTGTAGGATTATTTAAGTGGAATTAATCCAGCCTCAGCAAGTTGAGAAGACGGATCTGCCGCCATATTAATATAGAACTCTTTAAACTCAGCAAGTCCAGGAATTACACCCATATGTTCTTTCTTAAAATAAACATAAAGTGGGCGTGAGACTTTATATGATCCATCTGCAATGGTTTCAAATGTAGGAGCTACACCATTTACAGTTGCGCCATGTACCTTATCTAGATTCTGATCAAGGAAAGAGAATCCAAATACACCAAACATGTCAGGATCTGCAACAAGTTTTTCAACAATCAAATTGTCGTTTTCACCCATTACAATTACCTGACCGTCTTCACGGAATGAAGAACATTTTGCTTTATATTCCTTCTTTGACATTCCCATTTCCTTACAGGCACCATGCATTACAAGTTCGACAAATGCATCTCTTGTTCCTGAGGTTGGAGGAGGAACCATAATAGAAATTTCTTTGTTTGGTAATGATGGATCAATATCAGACCACATCTTCATATTTGGATCTGATACTGCCTTAAAGATTTGTTGTTTGGTGAATGCTACCTTTGGTGCTTCATTTGAATTTGAAATAGTAATTCCATCAAATCCAATTTTTACTTCATCAAATGTTACATTATTTTCTGCACATTTTTTTGCTTCTTTATCTTTAATTGCACGAGAGGCACCAGTCATATCTGGATGATTAACTCCAATACCATTGCAAAAGAGTTTCATTCCTCCGCCAGTACCAGTAGACTCTACGATAATACGACTGCCACTATTTTGTGCAAACTTTTCAGCAGCAATTGTTGTGAATGGATATACAGTAGATGAACCTACGATAGAGATTTGATCTCTTGCGGATGCAGTTGAGGCCATACCTACAAGAGCAAGGGTGAGAATAATTTTTTTCATGTTTATGATTTTCCTTTTGTTAAAAATAATGAGCAGGTCTCAACGTCTGCTCATTATTATTTATTATCAATAACGGTCTTGTTATGTTACAGTTTTATTATATTTTTCCAGATTATTTCTTACGTCCTAAATACCTAGGTACATCTGCTTCTTTTTTAGCCAGCCATCTTTTATACCAGGCTCGAATTTTACCTATCCAATTACGCATCTACCTCCTCATCCCAAACATTTTTATATTCTTCTTTTTTAGGCTTACGAGGACGAGGTTTATTTCTTTCACGTGGGTCATAGTGTTCATACCCACGAATACCATTTTCTTTTGCCCATTGAGCAATCATTTCAGGTTTATGTGCCTTCATGACATTTCCTTATATTGTTTAATCAATTTATTACAATCGTCCACATTATCTGTCATCTGGACTTTTACGGCACGTAGACGCTCAAGGCGTTTACGTTCTGCCTTTCTCAGTTTAACATTTTTAGCTAATGTTTCAATCTGAGAATTGATAGCGACTAGACCAAGTGTCATGGTCTTAACATCACGTTCAACGCTTCTTCCTAACATATTATCCTCCAAATACAATTGTTATACCATTTATAACGTAATTGCCTACGATCAAAAGACCGAAGGCTCCAACAATTATCGACATTACGACACCTTTGCAAACTCTAGAGCAGACTTTAGGGCATCACGCTTGCGAACTTGATTTCCACCAAACCATGATGAATACAAACGATTATCTGCATTACGACCTTGAACGTGGTCAGTAACATAAGTTACAGAGTTAAACGCTTGCCACCAAGAACCTTCGCCATACTCAGCA